GTAGCTCAAATCCGGCTGACTGAGGGGCATTCGCCGTTGGTGCCCATTGAGGACGGCGACGCACACACTCAGTCACTTGCGGGGTAATCAGCCCACCGGGGGTCTGCGGCCGCTTGATGAGGACGGCTTGCTGCCCAGCAATTTACCGCCCGCATTTCAGGCGTCAACCCGAAAACCCCACGGTTCGCAAAAAAAGGCCGCCCGGATTTGACTCCGGACGGCCACGCGATGAGACCTATCACCGGAACGGAGTGTAACCTGATCCCGTGGTCACGCCAGAAGTTCTCGCAAGATGCTGCCCGAAAGGGTACATCCAAAACCTACGGTTCCGTAGGTGGATCATCGACGTCGGCTATGAATCGGAGGAGAACGCCGAGCAGTTGCGCGAGATGTGCGCGCGTTCGTTCACGTTCTTCGCAAACGCCTTCCTGTGGACGCTGGACCCCCGATCGTCCAAGGACCGCAAGCGGCCGTCAGCCGTTCCGTTCATCCTGTACCCGTTCCAGGAACGCGACGCCGAGACCATCGAGGAGTGCATCGAGACCGGGCAGGACGTCGTCGTCAGCAAGTCTCGCGACATGGGCGCCTCGTGGCTCATCCTGTCGGTGTTCCTCTGGCGGTGGCTGTTCCGCGAGGACCAGACGTTCCTCTGCGCGAGCCGCACCAAGGAGTACGTCGACGCCACCGGCAACCCGAAGGCCCTGTTCCAGAAGCTCGATTTTGCCATCGAGCGTCTCCCGACGTTCCTCCTGCCGAAGCGCGGCAAGGGCATCGGCCGGACGTTCATGACGCTCAGGAACGAGGAGAACGGCTCGGTCATCAACGGCGAGTCGACCACCGGAAACCTCGGCCGCGGCGACCGCCGGACGGCGATCATGATCGACGAGTTCGCGGCGTTCGAGGTGCAGGACGGGTTCGACGCCCTCGCGTCGACCCGCGACGTGACGCCATGCCGCATCTTCAACTCGACGATCAGCCGCCAGCGCGGCGCCTTCGACACGCTGCTTGACGACCCTGACCGGTGCCAGATCCGGATGCACTGGACCGACCACCCCGTCAAGTCCGTCGGGATCTACCGCGACGCCGCCGGCAAGGTCCGGTCCCCGTGGTACGACGCGGAGTGCAAGCGTTGTGCGACGGCACAAGAGATCGCCTGCGAGATCGACATGGACCGGGCAGCCGCGTCCAACTCGTTCTTCACCAGCGAGGACCTGAACATGGCCGCGCAGCACTGCCGGATCCCGTGGAAGACGGGCGACGTCAGGCATGACGAGCTTGGCCGGTTCGTCGGCTGGGAGGACACGTCCATCGGTCTGGCCGAGATGTGGGTGATTCCCGATGCGTCGGGCGCCTTCCCGAGGGACCGCAACTACATCGTTGCCGTCGACGTCTCGAGCGGAACGGGGTCGTCCAACTCGACGATCTCGGTGTTCGACGACTCGACCGGGGAGCAACTGCTGGAATGGGTCAGCCCGCACGTCAGGCCGGACAGGCTGGCCCCGATAGCGTGCGCCATCGGCCGGTGGTTCGGGGGTTCCGACGGCGAGGCGACGATGGTGTTCGAGAACCAGGGGCCTGGACTCTCGTTCCACTCGGCGTGCAGGGACCTCGAGTACCGCAGGTTCTACATCCGGAGGCGCGAGGACCAGCGGAACACCCGGATGACCGAGTTCGTCGGGGTGTTCGTCAACGGAGGCGAGAAGGTCAGGCAATGGGGCAACTTCCGCCGGATGTGGATGGAGGGGCGCATCGTCATCAGGTCCAGGAGGGCGGTCGAGGAGTGCCGGAACATCGTGTACATGCCGACGGGCGAGATCGCCCACTCGGGGACGAGATCGACCGACCCGTCGTCGGCGAGGGCAAACCACGGAGACCGTGCGAGCGCCTGCTGCATCGCGGCCGTCGCCATGTCGCCCGCAGCAAGGGGAGCGAAAACGCCGATGGATGAGCGTCCGCCAAGCCCGTTCATGCAGCGGTGGATGGACCACGAGCGTCGGATGGCCGAGGAAGCGGCGGAAGCCTGGTAACCAATGGATCACAAGCGTCTCTGCAAAGCGATGGGCTGGTCACGCAGCGTCATGGAACCGTACCGACGCAAGCGGACCGAGACGCTGCGCGTGATGTACGGAGCGCACTGGAACCAGGACGCCGTCCGGAAGCGCCAGCCGATGAACATGCTGGAGCTGACGTTCCGCATCTGGATCAGGAACCTCATCGCCAGGAACCCGAGCGTCGTCGCGAACGCCAAGCGTCCGGAACTCAAGCCCCTCTCGAAGACGTTCTCGCTCGTGATGTCCGACGTCATCCGCGAGATCGAGCTCAAGAACTCTCTCGAGGAGTGCGCCGGCGACGCGATCATGTCGTCGCTGGGCGTCATGAAGGTCGGGATCACCGAGAAGCGACTCGGAGAGGCCGCCGGATTCCGGCATGACGCCGGGTATCCGTTCGCCGACGCGGTCGACCTCGACGACCTCGTGCTTGACATGGCAGCGAACCGCTGGGAGGCGATGGACTTCGTCGGGAACCGCTACGTCCTGCCGTTCGACGAGGCCCGCGAGAGCAAGCTGTTCGCGAAGTCGATCAAGCCCAACCACCGCCAGATGTCCCCCTACGACGAGCGCGGAAACGAGCAGGCGTTCGACATCCCGCGGGTCGCTTCCGGCTGGGACGACGATCGCGATGCGTTCGACAAGATCAGGATGTGGGACGTGTGGGTCCCGCGAGAGAGCGTCGTCTTCACCTACGAGTGCGGCGAGGACGGACTTCCAGTCGGCGACCCGGTTCGGGAAGTCGACTGGGACGGTCCGGAGATCGGTCCGTACCACTGCCTGACGTTCGGCAAGGGGAAGGGGCTCATGCGTCTCCCGCCGATCGCGAGCCTCCGCGACCTCAATGACGCCATCAACTCGACGTACCGCAAGCTGATGCAGCAGGCCAACCGGCAGAAGACCGTCACGACGGTCCAGGCCGGCGCCGAGAAGGACGCCGAGCGCGTCGTCAACGCCAATGACGGGGAGACGATCCGCGTCGACAACCCGCAGGGCATCAAGGAGATGAAGTTCGGCGGGGTCGAACCCGCGACGCTCAATTTCGGCATCCTGCTCGCGGACAAGTATTCGTACATGGCCGGCAACCTCGACTCGCAGGGCGGTCTCGGCCAGGCCGGCGACACGCTCGGGCAGGAGGAGCTCCTCCGGGCCAGCGCCTCGCAGACGATCGAGGACATGCAGGCGTCGATGGTCGGGTTCACGAAGACCGTCACCGAGAGCCTGGCGAGCTGGGTGTTCTACGACCCGTCCGCCGTCTACCGCGTGATGAAGCCGCTGGGGAACAGCGGCATCGAGATACCCGTCGAGCTTCGCCCGAAGGACCGCGATGAATCCGCGTGGCTCGAGCTGAGCTTCGACATCCGTCCCGTGTCGATGCAGGACCAGGGCAACGCGCAGCGTCTCCGCGGTCTCGTGAACGCATGGGAGAAGATCATCGTTCCGGGCGCCGCCATGATCCAGCAGCAGGGGATGATGGTCGACGTGAAGTCGATGCTGGACAACGTCGCGCAACTGAGCGGGACCGACGAGATCGGATCGCTCCTCCGTCCGATGCCGCAGGCACCGCAACAGCAGCAGCAGGACGGCATGGGCGGACCGCAGGACCCCATGCAGGAAGGTCCTGCGAAGCCTCCCGTCACGACCAGGAACTACGTCAGGAAGAGCGTGCCGACCGGCGGCACGAGATCGGCGCGGGACAACGTGCTCGGCCAGGTTCTCGCGGGCGGAAGCCCGACGCCGCAGCAGGCGGCCATGATGGCGCGATGATTCCGGAGAGGAGGTGACCCATGAAGAAGCGACCGAAGAAGGGCGGAAAGAAGTGCTGATCGCAGGTTCGCCGATAAGCGTTCCATGCCGCTGTACGCATACAGGGACCCGGACGGGAAGCTGGTCGAGCTGTTCATGAGCGTCGCCGAGATGGAGCGCCGCCAGAGGGGCGGGTTCATCGTCCATGACGGTGTCCGTCTCGAGCGTGACATGACGCCGACCAGCCTTCGCGGAAACGCCTTCGGCGGCGCGAAGTGGCCGCTGGCGTCGGACTGCGCCGGCGTCCACCCGGAGGAGATACCCGCGGCGATGGCGGAGGCGAGGTCAAAGGGATGCAACCTGAACTTCACGCCCGACGGTCGGGCGATCTTCGAGAGCAACGCACACCGGAGGACGGCGCTCAAGGCGCTAGGACTCCATGACAGGGCAGGCTATGGCTGAGAACGAAGAGACCAACGTGACAGGAGATGACCGGCTTCCAGAACAGCCGTCGACACCCGCATCCGAGCAGATGGAGGAGGCGCTGGACATCAGCGACCCGTCGCTCGACGACGTGGTGGCGGAGCAGCCCAACGACGTGCCGGAGGAGTCTTCGGCCGACATCGCGGCGCTGGTCGGGCGCGGGTTCACCGACGCCGAGGCGGCACTGATCGCCAAGGGCGGACTGACCGCGAAGGTCATCAACAGCATGAAGGCGCCCGATCAGAAGTCGGACGCGGCCCAGGATTCCGGCGAACGGGTCGCCGAAGAGCCTGACCGCTCCGAGATCGCGGCGCTCAAGGCGCAGCTCCGTGCGCTTGAGGAACGGGTCGGACGCAGCCCCGATGCGACCGACGACCTGATCCTCGCGGAGAAGGCGGCCTCCATCTTCGGCGAGGACCGTTGGGTCCAGCCGGACAGCGAGTACGCCCGCAACAGAATGCGGGTGAAGGAAGCCGTTTCGACGCTCAGCGCAGGACTCAAGGCGCAGGGCAAGGCGGTTCCGCCCGTAGCGGAACTCGTCAGGCGTGCCGTCCGCATGGAGTTCGGCGACGAGATCGCCGAGACCGCGCGGGCTCCCATCGCAAAAAGACAGAACCAGTTCCTCAGCCGACCGACCGCGCGGCCCTCTCGTGATGATGTTCCGGGCGAGGCAAAGGCCCGACGCAATCTCCAAGAGAAGCTGCGGCAGCTCGGCGCCGGCTAACAAGCACGAAAGGTCATCGCCATGCCTATTCTCCAGGCAGCAGACATCCCCGATCTCGTTCTCGGAACGCTGAACGATCTCGGGCAGGGCAAGTGGACGGACATCGCGTCCAGCCTCCAGGAGCACATCGCCCTTCCGCAGCTCCTCAACAAGAACAAGGTCGCCTTCCAGGGCGGCAAGGGCATCCAGTACAACATCATGGTCAAGCACGGCGGCGCCGCGCGACAGACCGGCCTGTTCGGCACGGACAACGTGAACCGGACGGACGTGATGAAGCAGGCGGAGGTTCCGTGGCGTCACACGGACACCAACTGGGCCGTCGACATCCGCGAGATCCTGATGAACTCATCGTCGGAGGCCATCTTCGACCTCATCAAGTCCCAGCGGGCCTCGGCATGGGTCTCGCTCGCCGAGCACCTTGAACAGCAGTTCTGGTCCTCGGCCGCAAGCGCGACGGACGAGAACGTGTGGGGCGTCGGCAACTGGATCGTCTACGACAACAGCGCTTCCGACGGCACCGGCGCCTTCACCAGCGCCGTCCCGAGCGGATTCACGACCGTCGCCGGCCTCAGCCCGACCACCTACACCCGCTGGCGCAACTGGTCCGGCCGCTACTCGGTCATCGACAACACGTCGGCCGCGACCAACCTCATCACCCGCTGGCGCGAGGCGGCCGTCAAGTGCAGCTTCAAGTCGCTCCCGCAGGCCGCCATCCCACAGTACGCGACCGGCATGGAGATGGGCTACTACACCAACTACGACGTCATTTCCTCGCTCGAGTATGCGCTGACCCAGCAGAACGACAACCTGGGCAACGACATCGCGAGCAAGGACGGTTCCGTCGTGTTCCGCCGCATCCCCGTGACGTACGTGCCGTTCCTCGACACGGCCAACAGCGACCCGGTGTTCGGCATCAACTGGAAGCACTTCCAGCCCTGCTTCCTCTCGGGCAACTACCTGCGCGAGACGAAGCTGGACAAGTCCCCGAACCAGCACAACGTCATGTCGTTCTTCGTGGACCTCACGATGAACATCCGCTGCACCGACCGTCGCTCCCAGTTCGTCCTGTCGAACAGCGCCTCGGCACTCAGCTACTCCTTCGCACAGACCACGGGAGACTAACCGATGGCATATCCGATCACCCCCAACACCAAGAGCATCATCTTCCCCCTTGACGGTCTCAATCCGGCGGAGACCCACGTCGACTTCGACGACCTCATCAACGTCGGCGCCACCGGAGACGCCTCGCTTGCGGCGAAGTACGTCGCCCGCACCGAGTCCGGCGCGAACAGCGGAACGTGCGTCGTCACGACCGCTGCCGTCGCCGGGGCGTTCGGCGTCGCGGCGTCCACTCCGGGCTCCGCGACCGGCAACCGGATCGTCCAGGAGGTCGGGAACTTCCTCACCTCCGCGGCCATCCCGATCGCAATGGAGGCCCGCGTCAAGTTCGTCACGGGTGGCTGCTACTTCATCGGCTGGTCCGAGGTCACCGCAACCGCGACCGCGACCGTCACCACGGCTGGCATGGCCGCGACGGTTCCGGGCGTCGGCGCGCTCATCCAGTCCGACGACAAGATGGACGTCTGCGCACGAGGAGGCGACGACACCGCATCCACGAACCTCACAGATCAGGTCACCCTGACCGCGGGGACGTGGTATCGGATCGGCGTCAAGACGTGGCCGACCTACAGCGAGATCTCCGTCGACGGCCGCAAGGTGTCGACGATCACCCACACCACGTTCGCCGCGCATCCGCTGACTCCCCACGCGGGAACCTGCGGAGCCGGCGCCACCAAGATCCTGAGCGTCGACAGCATCTCCACGATGGCCGGACGCGACTGATCTCCGTTTCTCCCCTTGCCCCCCGGACGGCAGGCCCATAAAGCCTGCCGTCCGATTCGATGCCACACGACCGATACGAATGGAGAGTGTTCGGCGGCGACTCGTTCTCCCTCACGATCATCGTGGAGGACGCGGACGGTGTCGCGCAGAACCTCTCCGCCTACGCCGTGACGGCCGAGTTCCGCCGCCACGAGGACTCGGCCGGAAACCAGCTTCTTGCCCTGTCCGAGGGCAGCGGCCTGACCGTCACGGACGCGACCGGCACGATCGCCATGCAGGTCACGAAGTCGCAGATGGCGACACTGTTCACGGACGCCGGGGGATCGGCCGGAAGCGACCTGTCGGTCGTTTTCGACGTTTGCCTCTCGACGTCCGACCTCATGCACACGATCCTTCCTGGTCGCGTGTTCATCCTTGCCGACGCGGAGCGCTGAGATGGCCGAGTTCGTCGTTCGAGTCGGAGTTCCGGGATTGCAGGGACCGCCGGGAGTCGGAGGCGCCGGCGGCCTTCTCGCGTCCAACAACCTGAGCGACGTCGCGGACGCGGCCACCTCGAGGACCAACCTCGGTGTCGCGATAGGGTCCAACGTTCAAGCCTATGACGCGACGCTGGCGGCCCTTGCCGGCCTCAACGGGACGGCCGGGCTGGTCGAGCAGACCGGCGCTGACACGTTCACAAAGCGCGCTCTTGGGGTCGCCGCATCGACGAGCGTCCCGACTCGGGCTGACGCGGACGCGAGGTATCAGGGGATCGACTCGGAACTCACGGCGCTTGCCGGACTCACGTCCGCGGCAGACTCGATGCCGTACTTCACCGGGAGCGGCACGGCAGCCCTGGCGACGGTGACGTCATTCATCCGGACCGTCCTCGACGACGCGAACGCATCCGCGGCCAGGTCGACTCTCGGCCTCCGCATAGGAAATGACGTTCAGGCGTATAGTGACGTCACGGCGGCGTTTGCCGGACTGACACCCGCCTCGGACCGTGTTCCGTATTTCACCGGACTTTCGTCGATGGCGGTGGCTAGTTTCTCGGCGTTTGCCAGGACGCTCGTCGACGACACGGACGCCGCGACGGCAAGGACGACGCTTGGTCTGGCGATCGGGACCAACGTGCAGGCGTATGACGCCGAGCTCGCCGCGATCGCCGGTCTGACATCGGCCGCGAACAAGCTCCCGTACTTCACCGGGTCAGGAACGGCGGCCCTGACCGACCTCACGGCGGCCGCGCGTGGCCTCCTCGACGACGCGACGACCGGAGACATGCTGACGACGCTCGGCGCCGCCGCGTCGACCCACACCCATGCGGCGAGCGACATCACGAGCGGGACCGTTTCGACGGCCAGGCTCGGATCCGGCTCGGCGACGTCGGCGTCGCTTCTCGCCGGAGACCAGACGTGGACGACCCGGACGGCGTTCGGGATCAACAAGACCTATGCGTCGTTCACGCGGGTCCACAACAAGGCCCCGGCTGCGAACGCCGCGGCCAACGACACCCGCAACAACATCGACGTCCTCGACTTCGACGACACGACCGACGAGTCTGCCGTGTTCATGGACGTCATGCCTGACGCGGCCCTGCTTGCGAGCGGGCTGATCGTCAGGCTGTTCTGGTCGGCGACGTCTGCGACGACAGGGAACGTGACGTGGGGAATCCAGTTCGAGCGGATGACCGGCGACATCGACGCGGACGGCTTTGACACCGCGACGGTCGGCACGACGGCATGCTCCGGGACGAACGGGACTCCGGTCGTGACGAGCATCACCGCCACGAACATTGACGGTATCACGGCCGGCGACCTGTACCGGCTGAAGGTGTATCGGGATGCCGATGCCGGAACGGATACGATGGTCGGAGACGCGGAACTGATTGCGGTTGAAGTCCGCAGCGCGACCTGAACGGATGTACACATGACAGCAATCCAGACGATGAACCAGGCATGCAATCCGATCCAGCGCCCGCATCAGTCCGTGCCGAAATCGGGAAACTTTGCCGTTAGGCTGCTCACGAAGGCAGCGGACGCGGACATCGGAAACACAGAAATGACCAGCAAGAACGATCCAAACGCGCAGGGAGACAACGTATCGGTCCTCATCCCCCGTAACGCAATCGTTTGGGTGCTCGGCCTGTTCGCGCTGTCCGGGGTGGGCGGGCCGCTGTTCAACAATCTCTCCGCGAGGAACGTGACGGCCGATGCCGCCGCGATCACCGAGCAGGGCAAGACGATCACCATGATGCTCGAGCGGTTTGACCGGACCCTCGGCGACGTCCAGAAGCATCTCGACGAGATCGACGCCCGCGTCACGCGCATGGAGCGGTCCGACCGCAACAGGAAGGTGGAGACCCCATGATTCGATTCGTTTCGCTGATGGTGTTCGTGGTGATGCTGATGTCCGGCTGCGGCACGACCGCCAGCCAGCGGTGGGTGGTCGCGAGCGACTCGCTGAATGCGGTACGCGACGCGACCGTCGACCTGTACGAGGCCGGCGTCATCTCGAAGGACGACCTGAAGTCGCTTGACCCCGCGGAGAAGGTCGCACGCAAGGCGCTGACCGTTTCCCACACGATGCTTCCGGACGGCGGAAGCACGTTCGAGGACTGGATGCTCGTCTTCAAGGAGGCGATGAAGACCCTGAGCGAGCAGTACGCCAAGAAGGCGAAGGGGGTTGCCAATGGGGATAGCTGAACTGCTGGCCTTCGCACCGATCGCGATCGCGATGGCCGAGAAGATCAAGGCGCTGATCGAGACCGCCCACCAGAAGGGCGAGATCACGAAGGAACAGATGGATGCAGCGCTCGTCCGCAAGTCGGCAAGCGAGTCCAGATGGGACGATGCGGTGAAGGACTGAACGCCGATAGGTGAACCGTGGCACAGTCGACGCTGAACCTCACGACCGCGGAACTTCGCCGTGAAATGGCGAGGTTCTGTGGCTTTCACCAGCAGGGCACGTACGAGGCCCTGAACATGCAGCAGCGGGACACGGTCGACCGCCTCATCAACACCGGCTTGCGCAGGTTCTACAACCCGATGCCGCTTGAGGGCGAGGCCGTTCCGCACGAGTGGAGCTTCCTGAGCCCCACGGCGACGCTTGCCCTGACCGCGACGACGGCCGGGTACGACCTTCCGGACGGCTTCGGCGGGATGCTCGGCCCGTTCTTCTGGTCCGGTTCGACCGGCCGTGACCCCATTCCGACGATGAACGACGCCGAGTTCATGCGTCGGCAGTCGTCGGACACGACGGCCACGGGAACCCCCCGCGTCGCGATGATCGCGCCGAAGGCGACGACGGGCGAGAGCCCGGACGAGACGCCGAACGTGCCGACGATCTTCCGCGTGACGTTCTGGCCGACTCCGGATGCCGACGGGACGCTGATGTACCGGTACTACGCGCTCCAGAACGCGGTGAGCGCCACGGTGGCCCCGCCCGGAGGCATGCAGCACGCGGAGACGATCATCGCCGTATGCAAGTCGGCGGCGGCCGACGAGTACCGTCGCGGCGACGAGCCCGAGATTTTCCGCCGCGCGGCCGACGACCGGCTGCGGGCAAGCGTTTGGGCGGACCGCCGCATGAGCGGCAGGACGCATTTCGGAATGAACCTTGACCGTTCCGACGCGATGGCCTCGGAGGCCATGTCGTTCAGCGTGACGGTCAACGGGATCCAGTATTAGGAGCAGCCATGTCGAGTCACAACGAGCGGACGGAGTTGGAGTCACTCAAGATCAATGGCGGACGGGCATTCTCGTGGTGGGCTGGGGTTCCGACCGCGAGTGTCGCCGGCTACATCCCCGGAAGCCTTGCCGTCGACTACACCAACGCGTTCCTGTACATCAACACTGGAACGCTCGCGTCGGCGACGTGGACCAAGGTCGGCACGCAGAGCTGAGTGTGAACCATGTCGATCAACGTACCGCTAGCGCTTCCGAAGACGAACGAGGGCATCCTCATGCCCTCGGTCGCCAATTCCGTCGTCGGCGTAGACCACGGCGTATGCAGGTTCAAGGTCGCGCGGATCAGGAAGTCGTCGCGGAACAAGGTCGAGGAGACCACCGGTGACCGCAACGAGGTGGCGACGATCGACGTGAACCAGATGCCTGTGACGGTGATCCAGCTTTCGGGGTTCCTGCTTGCCGGCACGACGCCCGACAACATCGTCACCGCGATGGCCGGCAACGGAACGTACGAGAACAACGGGACATGGGTCGTCAGCATCAACGTCGCCGACTCGATCAAGATCAACGGCTATTGCGTGATCGCAGACGACACATGGGAGTGGGGACAGGAGGACGCGACCGTGAAGATCGCGATGACTCTCTACCTGACCGACACCCGCGAGTCGGAGATCAGCGGGACGCTGACAGGACCGGCCGAACCGACCGAGTGACGCATGGCGAAGGATGGCGAAGATCCCCTCAAGTTCGCGACGCCTCTGCCGCTGCCCGATCTCCCGGACGCGAAGGTCGGCGTGGCTGCGCCGTCCGTTGTGGAGCCCATGCCTCTGCCTGCGGTGCCGCCTCTACCGTCGCAGGACGTCGGCGGCATGGTCGGTCCCGACGGGGAGAAGGCCGGGTTTCCTGGGCCGTCCGACGGGGAAGGGGACCGTGTCCTTCTTGCGTTGAACGGGATCCAATCGTCGCTTGACCGCATCGAGCAGGTGCTCCGCGAGGCCATGACATGAGCGTCGCGGACATCAGCTACGACATTCCCGGAAGTTCCGTTCACGTCGGGATCGCGTCGCAGTTCCACGACTACGCGGTCCGCCGGCACCTGGTCAAGGGCCACACCGACCAGGCGTCCGCACAGGACGCGCTGCATACCGCCCAAGGGTCGTCGTGGGCGAAACACCACATCATCCCGAACCTCCCCCTCCAGAAGGAGGTCATCGCCAGGTTCGGGCGAAACTCATGGATCGTCGAGCAGGTCTACGCGAGGCGCAAGACGAGCGGGTGGCGTTCCGAGGCCAACGGGAAGCGGCAGGAGATCCGCATCGGGACAGACCCGGTTCCCGTGTTCATCCGGGCGGACGCATCAAGGACGAACGGGCTCCCGTTCGTCGACCCCGCGTCTCCGGGCGATTTCTACATGCTCCAGCTCGACGCCGACGGTGTCGAGTCGCCGTATCTCCCCCCGGCGCACCACATGTTCAAGCGCCAGGCGATGCGGATCACCGACCTGCGGACGTACGACTCGTATCCCATGAGCGGAGGCCAGTTCGCCGCGATCAACAAGGTCAACAGCGACGCGATCACGCTCAGTTCCGTTGGGCTCGAGTTCCAGCCGAACGCGGTCCTGTTCCTCGGCGGCGACTTCGTGATGGAGTCCGACGGGACGGGTACGTCGGGAAGGTGGTCGGGGGCCTATTACTTCGACGCGATCCCGGACGGTCACTACATCCAGAGGGCGTACTGGGACACGTCGATGGAGATATGGCGCGTGGAGAATGACCTCCAGTACGAGTCCACGCTGTTCGCCCCGCTGTTCTGAGCCATGCCGATATCACGAGCCATCTTCGGTTCCGGAGACAGGGTCCGGCCGTTCTCGCCCGAGTTCGCCGAGGCGCTCAGGGAGATGGCCGAATCGTGCGCGTCGTGGTCCGAGGTCGAGGGCTCCGTCATCACGAAGCTCCTTGAGCCAGGAAGGGCTCCTACGGGCACGTCCGTCACGGCGTCGGCCCGCGACATCGTGACGTGGGGCGTCATCAACGCATCGCTGTCGGGAGGCGCCATCGTCGAGGGCGTCGCACCGACGGACCTCGGCAACGGGATCTTTGAGTACCGCTGCGTCCCGGTGAAGATCACCGGGTACACGGGCGGGGTGTTCTCCTACGAGGTTGATGACGACCCAAGGTTCTCCCCGGACGTCTATGAGGGCGAGGACAGCGTGACGCTCGTGAACGCCCCGACGCACCGGAACGAGGCGACATGGGCCTACGCGGGCGTCCTGACCGACACGGCCTCCGGGTATCCGGAGGGGTTCCGCCCGATGGGAATCGGCGAGAAGCGCGACTCCGGAGGCGGCGCATCGACATGGGTGTCGGTTCTCGTTCCGATCATCAGGCATCGGATCGAGACCGGATTCATCTGGCTTCTTGCCGCCGAGCCTGACCATGACGGCGAGTGCGTCGACGGTGGGATCGGATCGGCCGGTGTCGAGGACGGCGACTACGGCGACGTCGTGGTGTCAGGCGGCGGAACGGTGTGGACCGTGGCGTCGTCGGGAGGCGTGAGCGACGGCGACAAGGGCGACATCACGGTGAGCGGGTCTGGCGCGACGTGGACGATCGACGCCGGCTCGGTGACCTTCTCAAAGATAGCCACGGCCGCCGTCGAGTCGATCGTGGCGCAGTCGCTTGCCGCGCAGGCATTGAGGGCAACATGATCCTACTGACGGCAACCACCCACAGCCTTGAGCTGGTCACGTCCTCAACCGCATCGACCGACTGGTCGGTGGGCTGGGTCGACCTCGACGACAATTCACTCGTGACGAGCGGATCGGACCAGGGCAACGTGGCGTCGGCCACCGACACCGCGATCGTTGCCGCCCCCTCCTCCGGGCAGCAACGCAAGGTCCAGTTCATCTCGGCCTGCAACAAGTCGTCCTCGACGAGCAACACCTACGAGATCAACAAGGACGTCAGCGGCACCGAGTACCGCCTCGTCTCGGCGACCCTCCAGCCGGGCGAGAAGCTCCAGTACGTCGACGGCTCCGGCTTCGCCGTGCTCGACCAGAACGGCCGCGTCAAGACGATCTGCGGCTACGAGATCGGATACACCGGCCGCACCGAGTCGTTCTTCAAGGTCGGTGCGGGCTCCACCGAGGCCGCTGGCATCCGCTATCTCCAGAGCCGCGACACCGGCAATCCCGGCTCGTGGGTACCCGGCACGCCCGGCCTCAACGGCCGCACCTGCGACGGCACGGACACCGCCAACGACGGCGGATGCTTGCCGTACGCCAACGCCGGTACCGGCGAGAACTACCTCACGAACTTCACGATGGCCGGGTCGTCCACCGGAACGGGCGTCCTCATCGACGTCCTGTGGGTGAACAGCGGGCTCGTGGTCACGACGCTCGGGGCACAGGGGATCACTTCCCCGACGTGGCCCGCACGCGACGCCGTCGGAGGGACCAACGGGACCGGCCTCAAGGCCGGTATCCTCGTCACGACCGCCACCACCAACGTCGGTGCCGTCACCAACACGACCCTCAACTACACCGACTCGTACAACAACGGCACACAGACCGGAACCATCGCGTCGTTCCCCGCGACATGCACGGCGGGTTCCGTCGTCCCATTCCAGTTGGCATCCGGGGACCAGGGCATCAAGAGCATCGAGGGCGTCACCCTCGGCACGTCCTACGGCGGCGGTGCCATCTCCATCATCGTCTACCGCGAGTTGGCGATCGTTCCCCTCTCGTCGGCGTGGATTTCCGGAACCGTGAACTTCCCGTCGCCCGGCCTTCGCCTGTACGACGGCATGTGCATGTTGCCCATGTTCATCCCCGTCTCGGCCACCACCTACAACACCGCCGGTTCGGCGACCTGGATCGAAAGATGAGCCTGCACCGCGCATGCTGCCCATGCTCCACGGACACTCCGGCGGAGTGCGATTGCCTGCTGACGTCGGCGCACTGCTCGTGGACCGGCGAGGTGGAGTACGGCGCGGCCTGCGGATACGGCGACTTCTTTGGGGCGCCGTACTGGGTGAATGCGGCGACGATCGTGATTTCCGGATCCGAGTACACGCACGCATGGCCCGCGTACCCCGATCCGGGATGCCTGTGCTGCGGTGACGCGGCCGAGGATTCCGGTCCTGGCGTCCCGGTGAGTCCGGTCCCGACGGGAGCATGCACACCTCCGCCTGCCGGTCCGCCGTGGTTCGGCGGTTCGCCGGTGTTCCCGACGCAGACCGCGAAGATCAACATCCGCAAGCCTCAGTTCGTCACGGACGGATCCGTCACATACTGGAGATGCCGAGTCAGTCCGACCGGACCAAGCGGGCTCGCGTCGTCGTGGCTCCTTGAGTTCCGCAAGTACGCGGGGAGTTGCCCGACGGGCTCCTACAGCCTTGACGTCGCATCGTCGTCGTTTCCCGACTATGGGGCGCAGATCGCCGGCGCGTGGGGGACGGTCTCCCTGACGCCCGGCCAGGTGATCGTCTCGTGACGTGCAGGCACATGGAGTCGTCCGTGTGCTCGCTCGGCCTGTTCGGAGGCCGTCCATCACCCGGAACGTGCGCCAGGTGCGACAGGTACGATGGCCCGTGCCGCGGCTTCGGAGATGTCGTGCATGCGGTGATGACCGTTTCCGGCGTCCACGCCGCGGTCAGGAAGGTCGTCCGCGATTGCGGATGCGGACGGCGAAGGGCACGCTGGAACGGCGATCGGACTGCCGATAAGGACTAAGCGATGGCGAAGAAAACAGATCCATTTGCGACGGACACGGTTGCTGACATCGGTGGCCTTGATGGGATGTCGTCCGGGGTCGATGCGCAGGTTCCTCGCGACTCAGGTCCGATGGACGACCCAGAGGTGGCCGCCGTCAAGGCGGGACGCATGGCGCCCTACCAGGTCACGTCGCCGACGGCCCGCGCTGAGGCGTACGACTGGTATCGCCGCGACCGGTATCAGCCGAAGCTGCGCGGTCCGGCGTCCGGATACCAGCAGGGCGACGCGATGGGCCAGTGGAACACCACGATGGCGGCGAACGCACCAGTCGCCGGCGACGTTCCGACGACCGCCCCGCAACTGTGGGACCAGGGCGGCTTCGCCGATCCGCAGGCCGGTCAGGCGATCGAGGCGGTCCGCGGCGGCCTCATGCGGCCCGACGAGGTCCAGAACCCGACCGTGCGCGCCGCGATCATGCGGATGCTCCAGAACGACGTGGCGTTTGCGGACGACTTCCGCCGCAACCGGGCGTCGCAGTTGCGTGGCGTCGGGCGTCGCGCCGACCCCGACGTGATGGCCGCGGCACAGGCGGAGATCGACGCGACGAAGGGGACTGGCGTACCGAGCCTCGCCAACGAGGCCGAGGCGAACGGCATGTCGATCCCGCAGTACCTCCGTTCCGGCGCGTCGTCATACGGCGACGGTGAGGAGGCCGAGCGTGTCGCGGCGGCGTTCGAGGCGAGACAGGCCAGGCGTGAGGCCGAGAAGAACCGGCGCACGGCAAACGGCGTCCGCAGCGTCATCGAGGACAACGCCAAGCGGATCGCGAGGGTCCCTCCCGAGAAGTGGGCCGAAGAGATCGCCAGGTTCAACCGTCGTGCGCAGCGGGCTGGAATGTCCGAGAAGGGCATGTTCATCACGCCGGAGGACATTGCCCGCGCCGGGGCAAGGCGGTATCGTCCGATGGGAATCGAGGGGACGGCCCCTCCGATCGTGGGAGGCATGGACGGCAGGCCGCCGTCGTCTGGCGGAAGGCGTCAGGGCGGATCCGTGATCCAGACCCCGATGGGCTCCTACCGGCCCGAGATGATCGACGGCAAGACCGTCGGCGTGCCCGTGATCGAGATGCAGGGCGGGAGCGTCCCGAACCCGATGGGCCAGAACGTGACCCGCGAGTCGTGGGAGTCGATGTACACGGCGCAGGACGCCGGCCTGACCCGCAGGGCCATCACGTCGCTCGGCATGACGGACTGGTCGCTCAGGCAGCGCGCGATCGACGCGGCCAGGGCATCGCTCACGGACGGATCGTTCCTCCCGCAGGAGGTGGCGCAGGCGAGGCTCGAGCTCCAGCGCCGCGAGAACGAACTCCACTACGAGTGGCTCATGGCGGAGGGCGCGAACGCCGGCCTTGACATGCCGAGCGGTCAGTCCCAGCTTGACCTGACCGACCCGAAGGTGGCGGAGGCCAAGCGGAAGGCCATCGCCGAGGAGAACGACATCGCGCAGAAGTACAAGGACCAGTACGGTCTCGACGACGAGCAGGCGCGCGTGGCGGCAAGGAACCGTTACACGCCGGACGCGCCGCTTGTCACGAAGAGGCCGAAGGAAACAGAGGAGAAGCCGAAGGACAGGAAGCCGGTGTTCGACACGGACGGCTTCTACTCCGAATACGAGAGGCAGCTCAAGGCCCTGACGAGACCGTCAGGAGGCGGGCAGTCTCCCGTGTGGGATACGGATCCGCTTTCCGGAAACGGCGCTCCCGCGGAGGTCACGCCGGAACAGCGTAACGCGGCATTCAGGACGGCGCTACGCCGCAAGCCGGTCAGCCAGATCGCCGTGCGGAGGTCGTTCCAGGAGGGCATGCGCGAGATCATGCAGGACCCGTCGCTCATGTCGGCCTATGGCGAGAGCGCGATCCGCGACCAGATCGCGAGTCTCGTGCTTTCGCACCTTCCGATGTTCGCTGACGCGATGAACGACCCCGACGACACGAAAGCGATCGACCGGATCGTCGACGGGTACATGCCGAAGTCCAGCCGGAACACGACGCAATGACGCGAATCCAGCCAGACCAGAACGGGTTCCTTGACCTGTCGCAGATCCAGCCTGGCTCGGGCATGGGCCTCGAGGAGGCCGTGTCCGGCCGCGTGGCCCCGTCGTTCGAGGACGCCGGGACCGGGGACTTCGGCGGGACGAGGCGTGACTACGTGCCGCGCGACTCCGTCGCCGAGACGGTCGCGGCGAGGTCGCAGATCGCGACCGGCGGTGTCGGGGTGCAGCCGGACGAGCGGGTCAACTACGCGCCGATGCAGGCCATCAACGGGTATGCGGCGGACTTCATCGGCAGCGTCGAGCAGACGTGGAACTCCCTCGGTTCCGGTCTTGCGAGCGGCGTGGCGAGGGCGGCAAGCACGCTTTCGGGCGGATACCTGGACCTGACCGGATCGCAGGTTCCGCACGACCGCAGGACGGCCGAGCTTCTCGCCAGCGACGATCCGGCCGAGCGTTCCGCCGGCATGAGGCTTCTGGAGCAGGAGCGGTCCGTCGAGGAGGGGGGGCGCGCCGGATTCGCGTTCGAGTCGCGTCGCCTTCGCGAGGATCCCCAGCCCGGTGTCGATCCTGAATCGTGGTCATCGTTCTCCGGACGTTCGCTTGCCGGAACGGCGCCGAGTGCCTTGGGCATGGCAAACCCGATTTCCGGAGGTGCCGTCCTTGGCCTCTACGGGGTCAACGCATACGAGTCGGCGTACGACAGGTACGTCGAGAAGTCGATCGCGCAGACCGGCACGTTCGATCCGTCGACCGCAACCGGGATCGGACTGGCGACCGGCGCCTTCGAGGCCGCGGCCGAGTACCTCCCGATCAAGTTCGCGTCGAAGCTCGGGAAGAGGGCGGTGGACCTCGCGATCGACGCCGTGGTGAAGGGCGGATCGGGCGCGAAGCTGCGCGCCGCCGAGGCGCTTGCCACGGCCATGCTCGGCAGTTCCGCCGTCGAGGGGATCGAGGAGGGCGTGACGGAGGTCGCGAACACGCTGCTCGAGCTGATGTACGACCGCGACCTCCAGGCCGAGTTCGAGAGCGATCCGCAGTCCGCGATGGTCGATGCGGTCGGCCGCGTCGCGTCGGCGTTCGGTCAGGGTGCTCTCGGAGGGGCGATGTTGGGCGGGTTCGGCATCGGTCGCGCTGCGGCGGACGCGGTGTCGCGGACCGACGCTGCCGGCACCGGCGCCGCGAAGCCGCAGGGGGAGACGCTGAATCAGGAATCAGGCCCGGCGCCCGTCTGGTACTCGAAGATGCGTGAGGTCGTCTCCGCGAAGATGGGCGGGGCGATGGACGCGAACCAGCTCATTGCGACGCTCAAGGCCAACGGGGTGAAGGACGAGGAGATCGACTACTCGGGCTTGCGTGACCTGACCGGCAAGGT